GATGTAAGTGAGCTTTTAAGTAAAATGGTTCAACATGCTACATCAGGTATCACTAAAAATAGTGATATGGAAAATGAAGATGTACAAGCTCTAGCTGTAACTATGGACTTGAGAAATCAAGGATATGACCAAGAGTATATTGATTCTCAATTAGAGTTCTTAAAAGATAGTGGAAAATTAGGAGCTATTTCTAAAAAGGCTTATGATAAAATCATAGCTGAACAAGAAACTGAAACTGCTGGAGAAGTAGCTAGACAAGCCACACTAGTTGAAAACAGGAAGAAAGCTGCTAGAGAGTATAAGAGTAATATCACTACTCACATTAATAGCTTAGATGAAATGGGTGGATTACCTATCTCTAAACAAGATAAATCAGTTCTTCCTACTTATATTTCAGAGCCTACTGTAGAGTTACAAGATGGTAGATATGTAAGTGAAATGCAAGCAGATCTATTTAAAGTTATGGCAGATAAAGATAAGATAGTTCTTTTAGCTAAACTTTTAAAAACAGATTTTGATTTTAGTGCCATTGAAAGAAAGAAACAAACTCAAGCTGCAAGAGGGATCAAAGAAGCTGTTGAAAGAGTAGACAGAAAAGAAGTATCAAATTCAGAAAGTGGAGGTCACAAATCCAATAAAAAGGCCCTCTGGGATATGCTAGAGAGCTAATCAATTAATTAAACAAATATTTATTAACTTTAAATTAAATTAAAATGGCTACATTAGGAAGCAAACTTCTCGTTAAAGAGATGGAGTGGAATGCCAACATGACTGAGCAATCTCACTTAGGTGCTGCTCTGATTGCTAAACCACACCGTATTCTAGGAGAGATGGACAAATTGTTCTCTGCTCAAAACTATTATTCTGATAATCCAATGTCTTCTTTATTGATGGGTAACTCTAAAACAGAGGAAACTATTGGTAACACAGAATGGGAATGGGAATTGAAAGGTGCTAACACTAGACCTTTAGTTGTTGTGGAAAATGTTGAAATTGATACTAACTTGACACCAGGTAAGTTCAAAAAAACATTTAAAATTAAGTTAGATGAAAATTGGTATTTACCAGGGGATGTTATCATGCCAGGTACTTCTAACAAGAAATACCAAGTAAGAATCCAAAACCAAGGTGTAAAACATGGTGATGGTACTATCTACACTGTAAGAATGAACTCAGATGATCCACAAGCTTTTATGCCTGTGAAATATTTGAAGCCAGGACAACAATGGGGTAAATTATTCTCTCAATATGAGGAAGCTGCTGAACAATCAGGTTCTACTGTATTTAGCTTACCAATTTCTTTCAGAAATAGAATGTCTAAATATCGTAAAGAATACAGAATTACTGACTATGCTTCTACTGAAGTTTTAGCTGTAGCTATTCCTGATTCTAAAGGTGCTTACCATAATTCATGGATGCGTTATGCTGAAGTAGAATATTGGCAACAATGGTACAGAGAAGTAGAGCGTGGATATTGGTATTCAAGATCTGCAGACACTGTATTAGGTGCTAATGGTAGACCTGTGAGAATGGGTCCTGGTATTCAAGAGCAATTAGAAGATTCTCATCAACACAGATATTCTGTATTAACTGCTAAGTTAATTGAAGAGTACTTGCAAGATATTTTCTATAGCAGAGTTAAACCAGGTCAAGGAAGACAGATTAAAGGTTTCACAGGAGAGTATGGTATGTTACAATTCCATAGAGCTATCCAAGATTGGCAGAATAAATCAGGTTTCATTAAGAACATTGAAGTATTTACTAATAAAGTAAAATCTGAAGTTCACACTAATGCACTTGAAGCAGGATACCAATATGTTAAGTATAACATGGCAAATGGAGCATCTCTTGAGTTAGTTCACAATCCTCTTTATGATGATAGAGAAATTAACTTTGAAATTGATGAGGTTACAGGTTTCCCAGTAGAGTCTCAAAGAATTACATTCTTAGATTTCTCAGGAGAAGCTAAAAACTCTAACATCAAAATCATGAACAAGAAAGATGGTTTTGCCTTTACTTATGTTGAAGGTATGTATGGCCCTTATGGTCCTAAGAATGGAGGTAGCTCTGCTCACTCTGGTTCTTACTATGAAATGCATGTTGAGAAATCATGTGGTATCCATATCCATGACATCACAAAATGTGGAGAACTAATTTTATCTAGAAACTAAGATTCCCTATAAAACTATTAAAAGCTCCTGTAACAGGGAGCTTTTGGTGGTAAAGGGAAAAAAGTTTTCCTAGAATATTAGTAAGTTCATAAATTTAAAGAGAAAAAATTATGTCAGTAAAAGTAGAAGTAAGACCCTTAGAGTCAAAAAGATGGCACAATAAAACAGGGCAAGAGTCTTTCACAAGACCAAAAAAAATTCAAGCATTAGTAGATGGAAACACTATGACTTATGCTACAGGATTGTCAGGAGCAGACATTGAAGAATTGCGTAGCAAAGGAGTTACTTATGATTTAACTGCAAATTTTGATTCTAGTGCTCCTCACCCATTTTGGGATTCAGGGATGGCAATTATCAAATTAGAAAACAATACTATGTTTTTTGATTTAAATTTACCTTTAGATTTCATTAAAGTAAAAGTAATGAAAGCTAGTAAATTTGTTGCTAATTCTATGGCAGAGTATGACTTAGGTGCATGGCCAGAAGCTACTCATGTTATTTTTGATGAAGCAGAGCAAGCTTCAGTAATGGCAGGTAAAGTAGAACAAAAGAATACAGCAATCATTGAAGCTTCTAAATTAAGTTTAGATAGAAAAATTCAATTGATTCTTGTATTAGGTGGTAAGAATATGAAGAATCAATCAGCAGACTTTGTAGCTGTAGAATTGGATAAGATTATTACTAAGGATGCAGGAGAGTTCTTGAGATTCTTAAAAATGGATAAGAAACAAACTGCTTCACATGCACTTGTTTTAGAAGCATTACAGAAATCAGTATTAAGAAAAGAAGGTCAAAGAATCTTCCACATGGATTCTCCATTAGGAATTGATGAAATTGAAGTAGCTGAATACTTATCTAAAGAAGATAATCAGGATATTAAAATGTTGATCCTATCTAAAATTAATAACTAAGAGTTATGACAACTAGGGAAATGCACTATGACTTCAAACAGAAGTTTAATAAAATAGACAGTCAAAAAAATAAGGGACTCTTAGTCCCTGAAATTGATTGGCTTCTAAATGAGGCCGCTGAACTTTTTGTTAAGAAAGTTGCACAACCTAAAGTTAATGTTGGTCTTGGTTTTGAAATGTCTCAAAGAATGATTGAAGACATTAAAACTATTGTTGTTGGAGGTACTTGGTTACCTGTAGTAAACAATGTGATTACTTTACCTGCAAATTATAATTACTTTGTAAGATGTAGAGTAAAGTTATCAAAAGGAAATTGTAAAGGAAAAGAGGGTGTGCTTTCTGTAGAAGCTCACAACAATCTTTTTGAAGAGAGTCAATTTTACAAGAGTTCTTTTGAATGGAGAGAAGTAAACGCAGTTTATGAATCTCAGGGTCTTCAAGCTTTCACAGATGGAACCTTTACAATAGACGAAGCAAAATTGTCTTATATACGCAAAATGGCTTATATGCACAATGCCCAAGATTTTGGAACATCAGGCTATAACCATCCTTCAGGTGTGACCTTAACAGGTACTGTGAATTGTGATCTCCCAGAACACACCCATAGGGAAATTGTTGATATAGCAGTGATGCTTGCTGCAAGTGAAGTACAAACTTCAGACTTACAAAGTAAAATTAGTAAGTTAAATTATAATCAGATTGTTTAACTATAAAAATTAGAAATTATGAGTAATCGTAACAATGACGTTTTTCAAGTATTACCTACAAGAGGTAATCAAGCTTTAGCTGCTAATGGAACAACAATGGATGCCTTATTGCCAGGTCAATTAGGATTTTTTGATGCCTTAACAGGTGCTGCTTATGCTACTGCAATTCCTGCTGGAACTAGAGGAATTAATATTGCTGTAGGTATTGGTGTAGGTTCTTTAGTAGATGTGAGAACTTCTGCTGGGCAATTCATCCCACCTAAAGGTATTACAGATTTAACTTTTAAACCTCACTCTGCAGGTCAAGCTATGAAAGTTACTGTAGGTAACTATAAAGCTCAAGCAGATACTGAGTATGGAGTAAGAGTTGAATTCCGTAATGCAAAGATTAATAGAATTCAAGGTTACAACCAATTTAGCAAAGTCTATATGGTTAAGACTCCTTGTGCTGTTGATTGTGTAACAGGGTGTGATTCTGCAGATCCTAATGTATTAACTCAGTTGTTTATTGCTGCTATCAATGCTGATGAGTCTAAATTAGTTTTAGCTCAAGCTACTGCTAGACAAGCTTTAACTATTGCTACTCATGGTACTTCTGCTAACTATGCTGCTGGAGCTGTAATGACTCCTGCTGATGTTGCTAGATTGATTGTATTTAATAGTACTGCTTTGGCTGCTGCTAAAGTGTACTCTGACTTCCAATTAGTTAGCCAACCTTTAGCTATTGGAAACTACTGCTCTATCAACTTACACTATTACAAATTATTAGAAACAGTTCTTATTGTTTCTTTAATTGAAGGTTTTGGATGTTCAGGAGCAACTACTATTAATCAATACCCAGTATTTGAAGAAGGTAGTGGAGTGAATATTCAACAAAAAGAATATCATGCATCAGGATGGGGACCTTCTGGACCTTATAAATTGTCTCAAGTAACAGGTATGGCATTTGAAGATATTGAATATCTTTCTGTGAAAACCACTACTTATGACCAATTTATTGTTCAGTATGATATGGCTTCTGACTCAGGTTGGAAAGAATACAAGAATAATATGACTACTATTCTTGCTATTCCAGAAGCAGATACTGTAACAAGAAATGCTGTTGCAACAATCTTTAACTCTTTCTTATCTACTTCAGGATTTGATAGTTTAGTTGATGATGCAGCTGCTGCTAGTACTAACCCTGCTGTAGTAGAACCTGTAGTTACTAATACCAACACAGATGGTATAGCGTAAGCGGAAACTAAAATAAGCTATTTATAAAAACATCTCTATTCTTATAGAGATGTTTTTTTTATATTCATTATCTTTGAACATTAAAAACAGATCATGGGATACTCAAAATATAAAGATATACACACTTTAACAAATACAGGGGTAGAAAATATGCCCTATACTGTAACTAAAGTTACTTGTGATACTACAATTGAAATGACTTCAGGTACATTATTGCCTACTGAAAGTCTCACCCTAGATTTTAAATTAGATGGAGAATATACTCTTGTCTATACAGAAACTTTAATAGGTTTAGTAGCAGAAGAGTTTACAGAAAATATTCTTTATTACAATAATCTTTTAACTTCCTTTATTACCTCAGCAGAGAGAATATTATGTGGATGCACTCCTTGTGATACCTGTGAAGAATGTAACTCTTGTGAGGAATATTTACAAGCATTCATAAAATCTTTTGCTATAACTACTCTGACACATCCTTTGTACAAAGAATACACAGATGCAATAGTAGAAGACTCTAAATGCTCTATTACAGATTCAGTT